GTGGGCTCCACGAAGCCGACGGTGGCGTCAACTTGCACCGTGTCCGACAGCGTCGGGGTGGTGGCCTCCTGGTAAATGGTCCCTTGGCCGCCGTACAGCATCGTGGGGTCGGCTGCGTTGGACGAATACTTCGGGCACCCACAGAAGATGTCATCAGCGCCGGTGTTCAGCGCCGACGGGAAGTTACGGAAGAACCACTCACCCGATTCCTCGCGGAAGACCATCTGCCGGGCTTGGTAGACCCCGCTGGCGAGCTTCTTGAAGTAGGTCCAGATGACCTCTTGATGCTGCGGGTCATACATTCCCCACGTCCGATTGAACTTGGCATCGGTAGGATCGTTCAGGTCCTGGAAGAATGGGATACGCACCTTCCAGCCGATCGGTTCTGGGTCGGTGCCGCGGATGCGGTAGACGTTATCCCGCCCGATGAAGTAGATACCATTCGGGGATCGTACTGTGCCGTGGGAGAAAATGGACCCGATGTTCTGGTTCAACGGGTCGATCTTGAACACCTCCGGGTAGCCGATGTAGTACATCGTATAGATCGCGCTGGGCAGGAAGAGGTACACCTGATTCCGCCAGGGTTCCAGCCCGGTGACACCCAGATTGGAGAACATCGGGTCATGCTGCTCGTCGAGCTGGTAGTCATCAGCCTCGTTGATGTCGGTACCCACGAACTGATCCGGGTTGTTGCGGTGGGACCAGCCCAGGCGGTACGGCGTGTTCTGCTCGTCGTAGGGGTCCCGGAGACCATTCACGGCGTCATACTCCGCCGCACTATAATGCGCGACGATAAGGTGGTTCGCAAGGGTGGTGCAGTACCGCCCAAACACGCGCTTGTACCCCACAGTCGTGGCGATGTTGTCACGGACGCGGAGAATTGTCCGATTGACCCCGGCGATGTAGTTGTCCCGGTTGTACGGGGACACCTTGTACGGTCCAATCGGTTGCGCTGGAGCGGACATCAGCCCCGGCAGCGTTGCCTTACGCTCCCAGCGCCAGAGGTCATCGGTGGTAAAGTTGTCATACGACTCCGCGTCCCCGGCAGCTTGGAAGGAAACCTTCAGTCCGTTGCTACCGATGGCGACCTCCGGGCCGATCGTCAGGTCGGACGACCACGACCCAGCGTTCCGACGCCATTGGAAAGTCGTCGCGCTGGTGATCTTAACCTCGATGGTATCTCCGTCGGCGGCGAAGTCGGTCACGTTGATGCCGTACAGCAGGCACTCTCCCGTGACACCCGTCGTTTCAGGCACCGCTACCTGGTGCACCTGCGGAATCTCGACCTGAACAGCCGTGTTCGTCGGGTCCACGAACCGAAGATTCGTCCCATTGCCGATGAGGTATCGAAGATCCCCACCGATATTCCTCACCAGCGCCATCAACTTCACCGTCGACGCGGTCTCGCCGTCGATTGCTGTTAGGTCAAACCCAGCCGCAAGGCCCTTGGGCTGAACAAGACGACCACCAATCGGCCGCAGGTTCAACAAATGCCACCAAGCGCCGGACGCGACAGCGTGACGGGCGACGGACTGGTCCACGCCGCCCTGCACCAAATGCGGAAACTCTTGGTAGGTTGAAGCCATGTTAGTCTAGATTAGTCCACTCACCTTGGGCACCGAGCTGGCCGTCCATGAAGGTTACAGTATTCCACAACCGGCCCACAGCCGCGTCGGAGATTGCCACGCGCTGGTCTTCTTTGACATAAAAATTCAACATCTGCACCGACGCCAGCAGCAGCCAGTCGGAGAAGTACTCCAAGAACAGATCATCGGAGGACACCTCATCACCAGTGAGGTCAGACAACCACTCAATCCCGCGGACCATGTACCACGCAGGCGTCGTGGACGGGTACACATAAAACTTCCTACCCTCCACATACGCGCGCACAGTCGCCGCGACCGGGTACTCCGCCCCGGATGCCGCATACGCATCCACCTCCCGAGCGAAGTCGTCGACATTATCAAACGGCACCCGAGCGGTCGGTTTGTAAATCCCACCATCGTTCGTATACACGAAACACCGGTGCAGCAACTTCATCCGGACCTGCGTAGCCCCGCCTGGGCTGGTCACACAAGCCGACATGTAGTCCGCACCTGCCGCCGACGTTTGGATAAACGCCGTCTTCTTCAACATCTGAAAATTATACGACCTCTGCGCTTGGCGCCGAGCGTCGTTAATCGCAGCGAGCACCATGTCCAAACCATCCTGCGTCAGCGCAGTCTGGCTCCGGCCCGCAAAACCAACAATACGCTTCTTTAGATCAACGAGGTCCATCAATAAAAAGGCCCGGTCAGCATCAACGTGTGATACCGACCGGGCCTGGAGAGCTAACTTTTGGTCAGCTTATTGCGACTTGTTCTCGCCACCGAAGGGGCCGCTGCCGCCGTGACCGGAGGTGCGGTACTCCTTGAGGGAGTTCTTGCCGTGGAGGGAGTTCTTGGCTTCACCCTTCAGCTGTTGGGTGTCACGGACATTCTTGCCCGCCGACGTGCTGATGGAGAAGTTACGAAGGTTCGTAGAACGACTGAGTTTGCTCATGTTGGTATTAGGCCGCGGCGGGGATGCCTTCGACCATGACGTAGAGGGTACCTGTGATGTTCGCGGGCGTGGCCCGGTTGGCGTCGGTGGCCTGGGTGAGGTCCACCGGGTAGATGTAGTTGCTGTCGGACCCCAGGGCAGAGACACCCACGCCGACGTACCGCGGGTTGCCACTGAGGATGGCACCCAAGGACTGGACGTTGGTGATCTGTTTGAGGCCCAGGGCAGAGGCCGGAATGTCTCCAGCCGTGCCACCCTGCGCCGACAACGTGATTGCTAGGATTTGGCGAAGGCCGTGGGACTTACCAGTTCGGGAGCCGAACTCGTAAGCCTGAATCACGGACACGTTCGCCGAGCTGATGGCGGCCATGGTGTGGGATTACTTCCAGTCTTGGACGTTGGTGAGGTACATCGCCGTCTGCGGCATGAGCATCTCCAGACCGGCTTCCGTGAGGTACTCGTCCTCGCGGTAGTCAGCATTGTTGGGCTGACGCTCGGTCAGGAGCTCGGTGTCGCGGCCGTTGACGTACCGGTACTTGAGGTTGTGGACCTCGAGGAACAGCGCGTTATTGCGGAGCGTCGAGTTCATGTTGAACAGCGGGTGGCTCTTGTAGTAGATCTTCCCGAACGGCGTGGTGTGGGAGACCACGTTCATGCCGTACGTGTCCGTCATCGGCAGGTCTGCATTGAGAACAGCCTTGGACTGGTAGAGCTGGTTGATGACGTTCAGGAACCCCGAACCGCAGAGGACGAACTTTTCGTTCGACTTGTTGTTGGTGTAGCGGAAGTGACGCTCGAGGTACGTGTTGTACAGCTTGTCGGTGATGTAACCGTCCGTTAGGCTGATGATACGCTTGTCGTCGTCGGTGTTGGCGGTGATGGCCGCCGCGCCGGAGCCACCGCGGTAGATAGAGTCAGCCGCTTCCCACTGACGCAGGAACCAGATGATGCCGCCGGTGTAGCGGATGGGCGTCGTACCCGAGGTGACCTGATTGCGGACACCGAAGAGGTACGCGAACTCCATCTCGCGCATGTGGTTGATCGAGGCGTCCTTCGCCTGGTCGCCGTAGGCACCCGTCTCGTCGTACTTGATCGAGGTCTTCAGCTGGGTGCCGGTGATTTGCCAGGCCGTGCGGAAGATCTGCGTGTAGTTGTACGGGTTGATCGGGGTGTTGTACGGGTTGTACGAGGAACCCACGGCGCCTTCGTGGAAGGCGTTGCCGATGACGAGGACTTCCTGGCCGATGCCAGCGGCGGAGTTGTAGGTCGACGCGGCAGTCTGGGACTCGACAGCGCGGACGGCGAGACGGGTGTTGTCCGTGTCGACGTATTCCACGCGGCCGAAGGCTTCCGTGGCGGTGCCGGACACGATCGTGGCAAACTTGATCATGTGACCGACGCGGAAGACCGACGTCGACGCCACCTTGAGACCGTAGAGCGTGCCCGAGGTCCAGGTGAAGTTGCCGGAAGCAGCCGTCCAGGTCGTCGTGTAGTCCGCCGAGACGGTGGTGTACACCGCGACGTTGGAACCGATCGACGCTGTCGTCGTGCGTTGTTCGAGGAGGTACTTCTCGTACCAGCGGTACTCCGGGTCGTTGGTCACTTCTTCTTTCAGAAGGGACATCAGACCGATCAGCGGAGCAGCGCCGTTCGGGTAGAAGTAGAAAACCGAGCGCCGGATGTTCTTGAAGCGCTCGTTAGCGAAGGACTCCGTGGTGAGGAGGCCGAGGATCGTAGCCATGGTAGTAGGTGTTGGGTGTTAGTCAGCTTTGAGGATCGGATTGGACTATCGTCCGAAAATCCGCTGAGCTGTGTTCACAGACGGCGCCGCTCCGCCTTGACCACTGCGCCCTCCCATTGACATGGGGGTCATTGCTCGTGAACCCGCTGGCTGACTTCCTGGAGCGGGATTCTGGGTTGACACTGCTGGCCCACCTGCCAACTGCGGCAGTAACTTGTAGGCCGTGTTTGCGACGTACTCCATCGCCGCTTCCGGCGAGGGAAAGGTTTGACCGCGGGCGCGAGCTGCGTCCACGATTTCACGCAGCATGGGCTCGTATTCTCTGAGCCGCGGATGCTGGGTGTAGAAGGTCGTCTTGATCGCTTCCTCACGGGTGGTTTGGAAGTGCTGCTGGATCGGTTTGATTTGGGTCTCGAACTGGCCGAGACGCTCTTGGATCATCTGGTTCGCCAGGTGCCGGGCGATGGTCACAGCTTGACGGGCGACGCCTTGCAGGGCGGTGTTCAGCGCTTGGACCTGCGCCGGGCTGGTGGGTGCCACGCCGAACATGGCTTCGTAGGTGCTGGCGTCAGCTTCGTAGACGTTGAAGGTCTTTCGGAAGGTAGCGTCATCCATCGGCGCCTGCTGCTGACCCTGCTGAGGTTGCAGCGCCTGACGCATGGCCTGCGCGAGCTGCTCCGGTGACATTTGAATCGTCGGAGCGACGGGCGGCTGGGTCTGGGCCTGCTGTTGTGCCGGTTCCTGAGGAGTCTGCGTCTGGGTCGGCTGGACCTGACCGCCGGGCTGGACTGGAGCGGCTGGTGCCGGCTCGGT